CATCTCTCGGCCAATTCATTATTGAGTTGAGAGATGTGCCCACAATTCCGTTTAGAAGAGCTCTTGGTACAATCGTTGAGTCTAGTCGACTCAACGGTACCTTCTCTTCTATTCCGAAGGTTCTCTACAAAGAGTTGTTGAATTTTCGGAACCTTGGTTCCGAATATCTCAACCACGTCTTTGGATGGAAACCTTTCGTCAAGGATCTTCAAGGGATGTATAATCTCTGGAAGACCGTTGACAAGCAGATGGCTCAAATCGTTAGAGATAACGGTAAGAGCATCCGCAGAAAGGCTCGTCTCAAAGATGAGCGGGGTATCACGCAGAGCTCCGGGAGATGGGATTATCCAGGTGTAAACCTGGTATCCCCACCACCCGGCTGGATTGATCCAGCTGGCACTGTGTGGAATCTCACGACCCGATGGTCTGAGCAGGTCTGGTTTAGCGGTACATACCGCTATTACATTCCTGACACAGAATCATCCCAATGGGACGCGCGGGCCCGTGCAGCATTGTTTGGTGCTTTACCTACACCATCTTTGCTGTGGGAGGTCCTACCGTGGACCTGGCTCTTCGACTGGTTCGCTAATGTTGGAGACATTGTCTCCAATGCTAGTACGAACGCAGTCGACAACCTCGTCACAGATCATGCGCATGTTATGCGCCAGATCCGTGGTGAAACTTCGGCTAGAGTCCTCACTTGGTCTCAGGGGGCCCGTTGGGGTACCCCTATGGAGATCGGAGGAGACTATCCAAGTTATGACATCTCGGTTGAATCACGTATTTCATACGTGCTGAAGTCGAGAAGTCACGGCGGAAACCCTTTTGGTCCGAATGCTGATCTAGGAGCTTTAACAAGCCACCAGCTCGGCATTCTCGCTGCTCTTGGCTATGCCAGGAGTTAGGTTTCAAACCACCCTGTTCCTGCAGGAGAATCGACGTGTTCGCCGATCCACAAACAGTTACGTACGCCACTGTCGCTAAGACTCTTCCCGCTACGGGAAGGTCCAGCGATACATCCGAATACCAAGTTCGCGAGACTGACGGTACGGTGTATAACCTTACCCTCACTCACGCGTTCAAGGCTCGGAACCGTGTCGTTGCGCGTCTCAAGCGTTCGTCAATCGTTGGTGATCCGTTGGTTACTGGCCAGAGTATTCTGGTTAGTGCCACGGCCACCATCACGATCGATGCGCCTCAGACTGGCCTTTCGATCGCCGACGCCCAGAACCTTGGTAAGGCTCTGGTCGCTTGGGGGACCGATGCCAATCTCTTGAAGCTCTTGAACGGGGAAACCTGATCAAGAACGAGTTGGCTACGTTAGCAGTGAGTGGAATACCGGCGAACCCCTAGGAGGGGATACCATTGGTACCCACTAACAGCCTAGTAGACCTCCTCGCAGACCTCTTACTGGATAGTGAGAGGTGGAGTTGTGCCCCTGTCAAACGCGATGTTTTAACATTGCGTCGACGTGTCGAACACGAGAGTGAGAGTTTTATTACTCTTACTCTTCCGAAATTTTGCAAGGACTTCGAAAGAAGCCTTGCAGAAGGTCGGGTGGCTCCTGG